TCCAATCTACAGGGTTTGGCTTAGAGATTATCACTGACTCACTTCTAGTAGATGGTGACGAAGTTGTAGTTGAGTCAGATGCTAACATCAGTCTAGCAGATAAAGGTGTAGCAGGTACAGTATTAGGAAATACTGTTACAACAGATTGCCAAGCTGTAGTAATACCAACAGGCGTACAGGGTACATTTACTGTAGGTAATGAAACAATTGATACGGTACAGTTTGACTATGAGTCAATCAAAGATGACTATAGTAGACAACGTACAGTTTATATATCTGCCGCATCTTCTAATACAAACACGTCCTATGTACGTGCAGCATAATAGGAACACAGAATGTCATTAAAATGGCCCAATAAAGACCCAGATGAATTAACCGATTACAGTATTGATTGGTCTCGTTTTATTGCGCCAGCAACCATTAACTCCGTTACATGGTATGTAGATGATGCAGATGGAACTAAAACTGAACTAGTTGCAAGTGGTCCTATTGTTTATGGTATTCAATTAGTGTCAGCTACAAGTACAAATACAACAGCAACTGCACGTATGGGGCTTGGTACAGATAACATTAAATATAAACTATATTGTAACATTACTACCTCTGATGGTTTAATATTTGAACGTACTGTATTCCTACGTGTGAGGGAAAAATAATGGCATATAACTTTCTTGGACTTGTGAATGAAGTAAACCGTAGGCTCAATGAAGTAGAGCTTACAAGTTCTAACTTTGCTACAGCTACAGGTTATTACAATACAGCTAAAGATGCAGTTAATTCCGCTATTCGCCATATCAATCACGAAGAGTTTGGTTGGCCTTGGAATCATGTAGAAGAAGAAGATATACTAACTGCAGGTGTCACACGCTATGGTTATCCTTATGATGCTAAAACAATTGACATGAATAGCTTTAGGATTAAACGTAATAGTAGCTTAAATATCACAACTACTAAATTACAAAGCATGACCTATCAAGAATACCTTGACAAGTATTCTGACTATGAGTACAATAATACTACAAGTATTCGTGGTAAGCCAAACTATGTAACTAGAACACCTAGTCAAGAATTTATTATATTCCCTACACCTGATAAAGCATATGAATTAGTTTATGAATACTATCGTAATCCTGTAGAGTTAGAATTACAAGATGATGTACCTACTGTACCACAAGAATTTAAACATGTGATTACTGAAGGTGCTATGTATTACGCTTATCAATTTAGAGGAGATAATCAATCTGCTCAATTGTCACAACAAAAGTTTGAACAGAGTATTAAGTATATGCGTAGTCTACATATAAATACGTATGACTATGTACGTTCTACAGTAAGGTACAGCAGCCCAAATACATTTGGTTTATTGAAAGTATAAACGTATGACTACAGCTTGGTCCACATTTCCTGTACAATTTACGGGTGGGTTGGTTACTAACATTAGCCCCTTGCAACAAGGTATTAACGCTGTAGGTTCTGCATTTATTTTGCAGAACTTTGAGCCTTCACTTGATGGTGGATATCGTAAAGTAGCAGGGTATACTAAACTAGATGACGCACAACTAACTGGTAGTGGTGTAACACAAGCCCTTGCTGTTGTTGAAAATGCGGATGAAGAAAGATTTATTGCTGCACGTAGTGGTGTATATTATTTAATTAATACAACAGACGCTACACCTGCATGGTCTTCACTTATAACTGCTAGTGATGTAAGCTTTACAAAAGCACGTCATGTAAGCTATAACTTTAACAACGCATTAAAGATTGTGTTTGTTGACGGTATAAACTACCCTGCATATTATACTGATAGTACACAAGCTATGACGTATATTACCAATAGTGGCACAGGTAATACTGCGGTTGAGGGTGCAAGCACTGTAGAACTGTTTAAAAGTACGTTGTTCTTTGGTGTAGGTACTGAGCTTGTATTTACTGCGCCCTATGCAGACACAGACTTTGATCCTGCTAATGGCGCAGGTAGTATTGGTCTTAACTCTGATATCACAGGTCTTAAAGTTTATCGTGACTCTTTAATAGTATTTTGTCGTGATAAGATTATGCGGTTAACTGGCAACAGCGCAGCTGACTTTACCCTTAGTTCAATTACCGAAGACCTTGGTTGTTTAAGTGCTGACACAATTCAAGAAGTTGGTTCTGATATTATGTTCCTTGGTCCAGATGGACTACGTACATTAAGCTCAACAGAACGGATTGGTGACTTTGGTATTGATGTAGCATCCAAGAACATACGTCCTACTGTAATTGAACTACAAGGTTACGCACAAAACTTTTCAAGTACAGTTATTCGTGGTAAAGCACAGTATCGTATGTTTGGTTATGTGGGCGGTGAAAAGGTTGGTATTGCTAAAGGTGTACTAGGTACTAAGTTTATTGACCAAGGTGGTACAGGCTTTCAGTGGGCTGAAACAAAAGGCTATAAAGTATACATTGCTGATTCACAGTATATTGGCGATAATGAGTATGTAGTGTTTTCTAACAATGACGGTTATATATATCGTATGGAAAGCGGCACATCACGTGATGGAGATAATGTTGTAGCTATTTACGAATCGCCCTTTATGCCTGTCACAGACCCACAGAAACGTAAAACATTTTATAAACTAGATTTGTATATTAAACCTTTTGGTGCCATTAACATTGACTGCAATGTTCGTTATAACCAAAATGACAGAAACAAAATACAACCTGCTACATTTTCATTAGTCTCTGATGCAGGTGGTGGTGGTTTCTACGGTAATAATACAGCTATCTTTGGCTCAACATCATTTGGTGAACCTCGTACACAGTCTTTTAATAATAACATTATAGGTTCAGGTAATACAGTAGCACTAAGAATAGAAGATGATAGTTCTAATTCAGCATTTTTGTTAGATACAGCAATACTTGAATTTGCTGAAAACAATAGGAAGTAAGGAAAACTCATGGGTACAGGTTATGTAAGGGCAGACACAGCTAATAACATTTCTAATGGTAATGTTATTGATGCTGATGACCTAGACAATGAATTTAACGCTGTTGAATCAGCCTTTAATGCTAGTACAGGCCATACGCATGACGGTACTACATCTGAAGGTGCGCCTATTACAGTCATTGGACCATCACAGGATGTGGTTGCTACAGCCTCTGTACTGCGTCCTAAGACAACTAACACTGTAGACCTTGGTACATCTAGTCTGAAATACAAAGATGCTTATCTAGCAGGTGATCTTAACCTAGATGGTTCTATTACATCTTCAGGTGCAGTTAGTTTAGGCTCAACTGCTATTACAGGTACATTATCTGTATCAACTAACACAACACTAACTGGCACTCTTGCAGTTAATGGTAACACAACACTTGGTGATGCAGCTTCAGATACGGTGACAGTAAATGCAGATATTGCTTCAAGTCTTATTCCTTCTGTTGATGACTCTTACGATCTTGGTGCCGTTGGTTCTGAGTGGCGTAACGCCTATATTGATGGCACTGCTTACATTGATACTGGCTCTATTGATACTGCAAATGTTGGAACTTTAGCTGTATCAGGTAATGGCACAGTTACGGGTGATCTTACAGTTAATGGCAGTATTAATGCTACAGTTGTCGGTGTTGCGTCTACAGCAAATGCGTTAACTACAGCACGTACAATTGCTATTGCAGGTGTAACGTCAGGTGCTGCTAACTTTGATGGTTCATCTAACATTACTATTACTACAACTGGTGTTACTTTAGGTGGTACAGCCGTAACTGCTACGGGTGCAGAGTTAAACATTCTTGACGGGGCAACATTATCAACTGCTGAACTAAACACACTAGATGGCATTACAGCAAGCACAACAGAGCTTAACATTCTGGATGGCGTAACAGCCTCTACAGCAGAGTTAAACTTTGTAGACGGTGTAACGTCTAACATCCAGACACAGCTTGATAGTAAACTTTCTAGTATAGACCTAAGTTCTTACACAGGCGATGTTGACATTACGGGTGAACTTGTAGTAGACTCGTATAATGAAACATACCAAGCTGTTTCTTCATCGGGTGGTAGCACAACAATTAACTGTGAAGCAGGTAATGTATTCAGCCATACATTAAGTGAAAACACTACGTTTACATTTAGTAATCCACCTGCTAGTGGTACAGCATACGGCTTTACATTACAGGTTACACAGGATGCAAGTGCTAGTGGTTATACAATAACGTGGCCTAGCTCAGTAGATTGGCCTTTTTCTGCAACGCCTCTACTTACAGGTACAGCATCCGCAGTAGATCAGTTTGTGTTTTATACATATAACGGCGGTACAACATGGTATGGCTTTACGGCAGGAAAAGCGTTAGGATAATACAAAATGGCTAACTTTAAAAAAGCAATGATGGCTGCAGCAGGTGGATCAGTTCCTGCTAAATACTTAGTAACATTTCAAAGTACAGGTAAGATATGGGATATACAAAATAACTATGCTGATGTTACTTCTACTTTTCAGCCAAGTGCTACTACCTCTGCTGCAGGTTCACATGAAAGATTGTTTCACGGGTGGCAGGATAATGGATACAAAAGTAAATGGATTGGTTTTGGTGGGTGGGGCCGATACAGTGCTATAGGTGGTGCTATATGGGATATTAGTAACTCTTCTAGTCAATGGAGTGGTTATAATAATTATGATGGTACTGTATATGTCTTTGGCGGTGGAGGTGGTGCTAGTGTAAACAGAATAGTGCCACATGCTAACAGTGGTAATCATTTTTATTTTAGGTGCGATGATATCTTTGAAATAGGAATCAATAGTATTTTAAGCCCTAGCTCTACTAATGTTTCGTCCGTTCCTAGTACACTTAACACTACAAGTTATCAAGCAGCTACTTGGGGTGACTACATAGTTTATACTCAAGGCGCAGCCCAGAACCATCTTCATTTAGCTTCTTTTAATAGTAGTACAGGAGCAATAGCTAATATAACATCTGATAATACCATAGCTAATGGTGGTACAGACAAGACACCTGCAATTAGTAAGTCAGGTAATGTTATAGCTTATCCGAATGATACTATGAATAGAACTATCGCTAATGGAGGAGCAATTAAAGTATGGGATCAGTATAATATAACAGAGTACGATGGCTCTACAAAAGTATTACAAGGTAACTATACTTCATTAGATTTTAGTGGTGCTGGTACTTTAAATTCCGGTGCGCCGATAGAAGCTTTAGCTATATCGGACGACGATAGATGGATAGCCGCAGGTTATAGGCTTAGTTCTAGTCCTTATTATGGGGTTAGGCTTTGGGATAGAAACAATAGTTATGCAATTACAGACGTAACTGTTCCCGCAGGTAGTGGAACAAACGCAAGACCTATTGATATAGTTTTTTACCCTGACAATGACACATTTTTTATGGCAGGTTATTCTCAAGCTCAATGTTTAGAATGTTCTGCAAGTCAAGGTACTTACACAAGAAACTTTTCTAGTTTTGGAGCAAATGCAGAAAGTAAAATGAGTAGTGCTTTTGGTTGTACTGTATTGCCAGAAGATTGGTTTGACGGCTTACATTAAATGTAGTATAATAATCTTCTTATAACAAAGGGGGTTATTATGACTACTAAAGTCTACACAAGCTTTATGCATACTGGTATGGATACAACAACATTACTACAGCAAAAGTTACAGCCGTTAAATAAGGTACTAACTGAACAATATAAAAAAGAAGATAAACTAGATATACTTAAATGTCCTGCTTTTAAAGAAGAAATAAAGAATACGTTTGTGTATTATGCGCCTTATGACTACACATTTGAGTATGACGAAAACGGACAGCCTTTAATGAGTCATATGTCTGGTAATAAACAAAAGATGGCTCCAGAAACAGTAAACTTTGATGACTCAAAGGGTACATACGATTTTAGGTTAATACAAACTTTTTCTTCTATGGGTCCAATATTCTTTAGTGAAAAAAGTTTAAGTATGTCTACCCTGCCACCGTATATGCATAATATAAAAGCTCCTATGGTGGTTGGTAATTTTGACATAGGTAAATGGTTTAGGAGTATCCATCCTGCTTATGTCATGAGTAACATAAATAAAGTAGAAGTCAAGAGAGGTGAGCCTCTTCTATATGTAAAGTTTAACACAGATAAAAAAGTAAGGCTATCTTATTACGATCTAACTGATGACATTTTTTCTATTGCCGCAAAAACGGGAATGTTAAAAACAGCATACAAGAATGCTAAACTAAATGAACTGTATAACTTTTTTAGTAACAGTTTATATAAGAAAAAGCTTTTAAAGCTTATTAAAGAAAACCTAGAATGAGGACAACCAAATGTACGTAAAGGTAACAAACGGTACAGCCACTAGATACACAATAGGGCAACTACGCCGTGATAATCCTAACACGTCTTTTCCTAAGACGTTAAAAGAATCTGTTCTTGCATCTTACGATGTGTATCCTGCTGTAATAGGAGATATTCCTGATTATGATACTAGAACGCAAGACGTTATTCTTAATACTTCTGCAGAGCAGGTAAATGATGTTTGGACTATTAACTATAGTATTGTAAACAGAACAGCAGAAGAAATTGCAGCTAAGGATGTAATTACTGAAAAAGATAGTCGTACTCAACGTAATAATCTACTATCTGAAACAGACTGGTGGGCATCTTCTGACTTGACTATGACTTCTGAACAAACAGCATATCGTCAAGCACTGCGTGACATCACAAGCCACGCTAACTGGCCTCACTTGGATGAGGCTGACTGGCCTACTAAGCCATAAAGTGTAAGTTATGTCTGACATTAAGCTAACAACAGATGAAATAGAAGATATGCTAGATCGTGCAGCTAGACGTGGGGCAAAGGAAGCCTTACGTTCTATTGGACTGTTAGATGACCAAGCACAAAAGGACATCACCGAAATGCGTGGCCTACTAGAAGCGTGGCGAGATACCCGTAAAGGTATCTGGACTACAGTAGTAAAAATAACAACGGTAGGTGTACTAACATTTATAGCAGGTGCTGTCTGGATGACACTAAACAAATAAGGCATAGACATGATTAATCAAATTAAAAATCCTACATTCGGTGGTTTTAAACCAGATGCCATGCAGCGTATTGCGGGTACGCTAGGTTATACTGGTGACATGTCTGGCTTTCAACAGTACTTAGAACAGAACCCTGAAAAACGTACACAGATGGATCAGTTTAAACAAGCAGCAATGATGATGGCTAAGGGTGGTGCAGTACAGAATTTTCAGATGGGTGGAGCACCTAATCCTTTTGGTGTAACTGCTCCGAAACTTACAGAGCAAGGAACGTACTTTAAAGATGGTGTTGAGTATACACCACAATTAGGAACAGGTGGTGCACAAGCTATTCCTACTGCACAACTAAACCAACAACAGCCTGTAACAATGAACCCGTTAAACCCTAATTATAAACCACCTACACAAGAACAAATTGCAACTGCTGCTGCTAGTAATCCAATGGCAGGTATGAACCCTAATCAAGCTAATAGATTTATGGCGCAACAAAAGTCTATGCAGCTTGGTCCAAATGTAACTACACCACAGATTACACAACCTACATTTACAACACAACAAACTGCAACAGGTGGCTTTGAAGTACTGGATCAAACAGGTAAAGTTGTAAAGACTAACCTTGACACAGCGCAGCAAGCACAAGACTATGCTCAACAGCAGGGTGTTGGAATCTTTACTGATGACACACGTGGTCAAGGTATAGCTCCTCAACCTAGACCTGAAATAAACCCAATAACAGGTATGCCTATTGGTACTGGTCCTGATGATGGTGGTCGTGTAGGTTTGCCTACTCCTGTAGAACCTCTCCCTGATTTAGGTGGCTATGATCCTTCACAAGGTATGCCTGAACCATTAGGTGAAGAATTTATAACTGGATTTACTGCAGGTCAACCTGCTTGGGCTACAACTGGCCTAACTCAAATGTTTGAAAGTGGCAATTTACCTGAAGACCCTACAGATTTTACAACAGAAAGTCTAGGAAGTAGAAAGTATAAGATTACGTATAAAGATGGTACAACTATGGAAGTTGGGCCTATCCGTAATTTTGATGATGAACCTAATTTTATTCGTACTGAAATCGCTAACAAAATTAACGAATTTAAAAATAGCCCAGAGTACACACAAAATAAAGCACAACAAGATGCGTATCGTAACTACCTTACAGAGTCAACTACTGGTGGTGTAACTGGTGACATTGAAAATATTGAACAAGAATATACCAATGCACAGTCAAACTACACACAGCAAAACTTAGAACTACAACGTCTGCAACAACAAGCTGCAGCTAATCCAGATGATCCTTATCTGAAAGAACTTGTAGAAGCTAAAGGCAAAGAAGTATCAGACACCTATGGTCGTCTGCAACAACTTCAGCCACTTTATCAATCCACACAAAAGACTATTAAAGATGTAATGACTGAACGTGCAACTGATCCTACGTTGCCAGAAGGTACTCGTGTTGAAGCACAGCGTATTCAACAACAACCCGGACAGTTTATTCAGTCTGGTAGTGGTCAGGTATCAGGTGAGTTTGGTGTAGATGAAGTTGCTTTGGCAGATACATACCTTTCTGCAAACGTAGATCAACCTGACACAGCTAAGTATGAAGCAGATATTGCCGCAGATAAAGTGGCTGCACAAACACAAGCACTGCAGTCGGCACAAACAAATGAAGACGATGCTCGTGCTAAAGTAACTGCAGCTATGACTACAGCGAGTATGGTGGGTGATCTCAATGCTGCACAGGGTACTGCTACTCTTATGGAGAATGAAGTACAACGTGAGATACAAGACGGTGAGCTAGTATCTGGTGCTGCTGCAGATGCAACTAAGGCCGCTAAGTTTACTGAACAGATTGATGCAGCAACTGCTACACCTTCAGAGAAAGCTACAGTACAGGGTCAGCTTGTAGGCTTGATGGAACAGTTTGAGGGTACTACACCCCCTGCATGGGCAGCTGGTGCTGTACGTTTAGCTAATCAACAGATGGCTGCTCGTGGTCTTAGTGCTTCCTCAATGGCTGGACAAGCTATTGTGCAAGCGGCAATGGAAAGTGCACTACCTATTGCACAAGCTGATGCAGCTACAATTGCAACATTTGAACAGCAGAACTTGTCAAATCGCCAACAACGTGCTATGCTTGCAGCAGAACAACGTGCAACATTCCTTGGACAAGAGTTTGACCAAGATTTCCAGACACGTGTACTAAATGCAAGTAAGATTAGTGACATTGCTAATATGAACTTTACTGCT